TGGCACTGGCACTTGCACTATTTGTGGTAGTATTTCTACTATATTACCCTCTTTAATAGCTTGTCTTATTGGTTCCTCAATGACCATCTCTTTATTAATGTTAGAAGACGGTTGTATACTATTTAACAATAAAGGATTAGTTGTCCATCCAGATTTTATCTTCTCATTAGTTTCTCCACCAGTTCCATATGCTTCAAAGAACCTATTGTCCTGCTCACTACCTCTCCATGCCTCCTCACCTTTATCAAGAGGATGAAGTGTTGATGCAGATCCTAAGAACTCAGTTCTTCCACCAACATGGTCACGAGCAGATTCTATGAGTTGCTGATTTTGTAATGCTAAAGCAGTAGAATCAAATAATGCTTCCATTTCTGCATAGGTATAAGTCACTCCTTTCTTGGACCAATAAGAAATCATAGCATTAATTGCTGTTTTCTTATCTTTAATATTCAACCATGCATCAGATGTATTAGTACCTTCACCAGAAGTTGCCGTAGGATCTGTGAATGCTGGTTGATATTGTCCATCTGCTGTAATAATATCAAAGATTGAAGTACCATATAATTGATTTGGATCATTAAAACGATTATATATTGACTGTGCTACATCTACTCTTGCTTGTTCATTACCAGCTTCTAAAGAAGATATAGCAACTAAGGCATTGAAATCCTTAGAACTAGTATCCATAGAAAAGTTATTAGTTTTAAGTGTATCTTCATTCTCAGTTTCTGTATTGGTTTCTTCTTTTCTATCTTTTTTCCAAAAGAAAAATTTATCAAGTCCCTTAAGTAAATTTTTTGGTATCCAAGGTGCTTCTATTTGAACTCTCTCACTACCAACCAGTTGTTCCAATCTATTGGCAGCAATAAGTACAGAAGTAGTAGCAGGGCTATTTGACTTTGCTAAAAGAGCCTGAGTACTTCCAACCAAAATGGAAGCACCTTCTCTATAAACTGCTTCTATAGCATCACCCATTTTACTCATTGGTATGATAGCTTCAGCCTCATTTGCTTCACCAATAAATGCATTTAAACCCATAGCTGAAGCTCTGGTTGGACTGGTAATAACACCGCCGCTTGCAAAAGCTGCAGTGGCAGTTGAAAGAGAGCCACTATTACCACTCATCGAAAACATCTCAGGTTTTACCCCAAGGTTCATCAGTTGAGTCTTAACATACTGAACAACTTTAGGACCAAAAATTCTTATCAGTGGCCTAACCATCGCCCATGTTACTCTACCTTTCATCATCAAATTAGCAAGAGAAGCGAAAGCAGCTGCATCACCAACTGGAACAGGTCCATCAAGAAATGGAAGGATAATAGTTCCTATTACTTGGGCAACATCAAACCAAGACCAACCACCCTCAACCTCAGGCCGTGTAACATCAAGTCTTGTCATATTTTCAACACTTATGGCATTGTTTATTGATAAAGCCTCTGGTATATTCAATCCCTCAACAGCTAAAATGGCATTTAATGCCATCCCATGATGCACACTACCACGTTCATATAAAGTTGCAGGTAGTCCAGCAGTACCTATTCCATTCGCCAGTTCATATTCAATACGTTTTACAAGTGCTGTACCATCTAAAAGTTGCCATGCAAGTGCAGGTTCTGGAACAAATCCACCCTTTTCCAATGAACCAGATCTTACTTCATTAGTATCTTCTTCTCGTTGCTTTGTAAGTGCATCTACTAAAGCATCATATTGTGTTTGTTGCTGAGCTACTATATCTGCATTAACATTCTCAGGAACCAAGTTCCCAATAATATCTGGTTGTGTTTGGGTTTCGGGTATCGTCTGCCCTTGCGTCTGCGTCTGCTCTTGGGGTATTTTTACTCGACTTCTCTCCTGTTGTGTTTCTGTTGCAGTTTCAGTTTCCAGAACAGTTATTGGTACTCGTACTCTTGATTCCTGTTCCTGAGGCTGTCGTCTTCGCTTAGGTACTCTCCGTCTTCTCCACCAAGGAGGTATAAAACCTCTTCCTCTATCCTCTTCTTTCTTTTTTGTAAAATTATTAATAATAGTGGGTGTTACTGCTGCGTGCTTTAACCCAAGATAATATCTCTGTCTGTTTCTTAAATATCGAATATAATTTAACTCAGTCTGAAGAAAAGTATCCATAGACGCAGAAAGACTATCACTAGCCTCAACTAGCTGCTCCATGTCAATTTCTTTTCCGTTAGCCATTAGTTACGCTGAGATCGCCTACGTTCTTCTTCAATTCGCTCTCTTTCTTTTTGCAAATGAGTAGCTAGCATGTTAACATAAACATCCCGTTCCCACGGGATCATATTATCAATATCACTCAAGCTATATTTATGATGCTGGACCAAGGCAAAATTTGTCTGGTAAAACTTCATCAAGCCCTCATGAAAGAGGGCTATCCGAAAAAATCTGCTAGCCCCTGAATAGTGATCTCATTACTAACACCAGTCTTAGGATTTTTAACCTTAAGCGTGTGTCTAAGAGAAGGCATCGTATTAAAAAAAGTTTGTATATTTTCAAACTGACCTGTGGATAACTTGTCTACCCATTCCCTTGCTTCCTTAAAAGTAAATGCTCCACAGTCATCTTCTCCTTGATATACTCTATCAATACATTGAGCAACTAAATCATATGGGTCTGGAGTTTCCCCAGAAAAATTTATCTTAGCAAAATATTCTAAGTTAGGGTATTTCATAACAAGAGTTATATCATCAGTCAACTTAAATTTGTTAGTATGACCTTTGGGGAACTGTACCTTAATATCATCTACCATAAAGTTAACATCAACTTCAGTCTCACCATCATCAGGACACTTAACTTTCAGACTAAGTTGCTCACTGACTGATCTAGCACGAATTTGAAGGAAGATGTATTCAATATCAAACAGAGCAAGATCTTCAATCTTAAGTCTCGTTTGAATACAGTTTTGTAAATTCTGAGTAATGGCATCCATGATCATTTGTTGATCTTGGGTCTCCATTGCAACGATTAAAACTTTTTGTTCCTTTACTAGGAAAGGTCTATATTTAATTTTCTTTTTTGTAGAAGGCACCGTCAGTGTATATACTGGCGTAACAAGTTCAGGTAATGGCATAACAATAGTATATTGTAAATTTATTTATCAGGATTCTAGAAGAGTTTTCTAGCTAAAGCGAAGGCACCTCCAGCAACAACCCCACGTCTAACCCACTTATTCCTCAATATCTTAGGAAGCTTAGGCTTCTTAACCTTAGGAGAATTGCCATCATTTTCGTTCTGAGCTTTGATAGCAGGGGCAGTTTCAGATGGTGGAGTAGCACTAACTTTACTTAGTGCATACGTTATATGACTGTATTCATAGTAAAATCCTACAGATACTTTTACAAGTTGTGCTGGACCTGCAGAGTATGGTATTGATGATACAGTATATGGATATGCCTTAGCAATTTTAGCTGTATATCCCTTTCTATAATTCTTTTGATCTTCGGGACGATTAAATTTCTCTAATTTAGTTATAACCAAGTCAGCGACATAATTATCATAATACCTTTGTACAAATGCTTGTTGATTATATCTAAAATAATCTCCATCAGGTACATACAAGGGATCTCCGTTGGGAGAAGGACCAGCATTCATAACATAATCCTGCCAAGCTCTAAAGAATACCAATGCAGTTGATTCAGAATCCAAGAAGAAACTGACATCAAGTTCATTGTATACTTTATTACCTGCCATCTTCTGAGTGATACCTTTCCATGGCATCTTTACATCAGTACCAGAGTATGTTACACCTGGCATTTGTATCTCATTACACTCAAGTTGAAGTCTAGCTTGATTTTTACTTACTAAATCATCCGTACCTCCCTCTCCAGGATCAAGCTCATTTGATAACCATTTCCTTAAAGGTTCAGGCATCTGTATATCAAACTGATACAAATTAGACGCAGAAATACCCCCAGCCTGTTTTAATATCTCCTGCTGGAATTCCAGTACGCCTCTTTTTGGTGTTTCAATTGCCATAAATATTACTTATGGTGTGACCATCTTTATTTATGCCTACTTACAAAGGAAAGTACAGAGTAAGAAATTATCGCAAGTATAAAGGGGATCCTACTAACGTAGTATATAGGTCTCTTTGGGAACGAAAGTTCATGGACTACTGCGATAGTACAAGAAATGTCCTTGAATGGTCGAGTGAAGAGCATGTTATTCCATATAAAGATCCAGTATCTAAGAAGTGGAGAAGATACTTTCCCGACTTCTATATGAAAGTCAAAGAGACTAATGGTAAAATACAATCATACTTAGTTGAGGTTAAACCAAAAAGACAGGTCGATGGTCCAACTCCTCAAAAGAAGCACACCAAACGTTATATAACTGAGGTAATGACGTATGCCACAAACAAAGCAAAGTGGGAAGCAGCAGAAGAGTACTGCAGGGACAGGCTTTGGGAGTTCAAAATCATCACAGAGCGAGAGCTCAAGGTTTGATGCCCTAATCGAACGATTAAAGGGTAATAAAATAACTAAAACCAAACTACGAGACGAAATATTCAATAAATTA